TGGAAGCCTGCACCTTAGCTTGGTTGTCAAGGAACTGCTTCTGTATATCAGAGGCCATCTTCTCACGGTTGAAGCTCTCTTCAGACTGTAGCTTCTGCTTATCGAACTCGAGTCTTGCTTGGTTGTGAGCAGCATCGTTCTCTACCTTGATCAACTGTGGATCAGGTGGAGGAGGAGCTTCGGCCAGTTGCTTGAGCTTGTGCTTGATCTCTTCATCAGTCGGTATGATCTCATCAGTGTCAACTTCCTCAAACGTATCCATGAGGTTACGGATAAGTGAGTAACGTCGCTCGTCACCGATAAGCTGTCTGTCGTAGTCGTTACCCAACAGGTCGAGGATAGCCATGTGCTGCTGCTGTGAACCTTCTCTCTGGAGAGCTGCGTTCATACCTTTAGCAACGATCTGGGTATCACCTTTGATTGACTGATCTTCGTCATACAACATATTGTAGTCGTACACCATCTCCAGCATAGGAGTGATAAGATCTTCGTCGAGGTTAGTGATTGATGAACGTAGGAGCTTAGCTTCCTCGCTCTTTACCGTCTTCACAGCTTGTGCAGTTGATGGATCATTTGCACTGGAGTCACCAACAAAATCAGGTATGCCTGTATCTTTCGTACACTGCTCCTGAAACTTATTGATAACACCTATCAGCTCTGTAGCATTACTGTCAGGCTGGAAGAAGTTAACGACCGGGCGATTACCAGAAAACTCTGACTCGCGTCCCTGCCATACTTTGAATGGATAGATGTCGTTCGCATCAGTCTCAGCGTGGAGACGTGTGTAGTCAACTTCAACTTGGAAGCCCGAGGCATGTGCGAGGTTGTTCTGCAATGCTCGTGCGGTACCGTTAATCATCGAGGCACTATCTTCCATCAGTGTGGCAACGGTGTTACCAAATACACTGCCGGGGATCTTCTCGTAGGATGTTGAGTTAACGTTTCTTCGATATAGAGGGTCCGTGTTAAGGGTTGCTTTAATCACCTCGTTACCGATCAGGATTGCGTCTACCTGATAGTTCCGGTTGGGATCGTCTATCTTGCTGGCTGGCACACCATGCTCGAGTAGTTCGTATCCCATAGCTTCGCCGTACCAATGGAGGGCATCAATCTCCGAAGTGGATTCATACCAGAAGTATGTATGTTCTGCTATGTTCTGGCGCTCGCTATCGGTCCACAGCCAGTTCTCTAAACGATAACCTGTCTCGTTACGGAGAACCCGGTCTATGGCATCCCGATCATACACATCGGGCGTTTCCTTCATTGCGAAGAGTTCGTCACGTGAGAGGCGTAGTCTCTCGATAAAGTCACCCTTGTGTACTGAATCAGCACCCGGTGCAGGGTAAGCGTCCAGAGGGTTTATGGTGCGGAATTGCATTACCGGCTCTATTGTGCGAACAGGCTCATACACACCATTAACTCCCATCGACCAAGATAGGCGAGGTTTGTTAACGAAGTATGGACCTTTCAAGAAGGCAGCAGTGTAGGTGAAGAGATCATCGATAACATCAGACAAGGCATTCCTGAAGCCGCCTTCCTGAAGCTGGTCGTGTATCTTCTTCTCCATGCGTCGTGCAGCGTACTTAGCCCGTTCCTGAAGCTGTACGCGGAGCATGTGCTCCATCTGGTCGGCCTGTTCTTCCAAGTCGACTGGCTTACCCTGCTCGTCTAAGAACATGGGGTTTTGCTGCAAATAGGCAGCAGCCTCGTCGATCATCCATTGGGGGAGTTCAGGATTACGAGTCGGCTTTATTCCGTGGGACCATTGTCCATTTGGAAGGAGTATTGCTTTGGCATGGGCAATACCGGTACGTACTTTCGCAGTGGTCGCCTTAACGTAGATGGTCGAGCCACCTGACTGGGTGATCTCTGCGAGCTTGGAGGGAGAATACTCACCCTTTCTAGCACGTAGGCATTGGAGTAGGATCTTCTCGACTCGAGTCTTGTCGCCTCGATTCCTGAACCAAGCCTTGCGGATACGAGTAGCCAGAGCAGAAGCAACAAACTCCTCGTTAGTGAGATCATAAGCTCCATCGTCTGTTCCATGTATTTCCGCAGCACGTTCAACCTGCCGCTGCTCTCTTTCCGCGAGCACTTGCGATCCCGGCTTCATTGCTAGCATTCATCTTCCCCAAGGTATATTTGTCAATTATGCCCACTATACCACAAAATCTAGCTTTTGTCGCCGGAGGTCGCGCTCGGTCTTGTGCATCTCGTCAGACATGGCTTTTAGACCTTTATTGATCACATCGAGGATTCCTTTGGTGTATGTGACAGGATCCATTTTGAAGCTCGGCTTGTGGACCTTTATCGCTGTAACGAAGGGCATTTTGGTGTCAGCGTCCATCGCATCGAATATGACGAATCCGAAGCCAATGCAGTCCCTGTCGCCTTCTGGGTCGAGTTCTGTCCACACTCCAGTGTCTTTGTACACATGAGGCTCGATATCGGCTCTGGCAAGCACATGGGACCGTTTATCGGTAGCCGGGGCGATCAGGTTTGCCACAGCGTGGATAATCTGGTCATTGGTGAAATCTACTGCATATCGTGGCTTCATTACATAAATCCTCTCATTCTCCGGCCCCGTTGATTAACAGAGGCATCTGGTCGTGCTCGTGCAAGCAGCGCGGCTTGCTGGTCTAATCGGTCGCTGTACATGGCCCATTGCTGGATTGCATCGGCTCCATTCGAGGCTTTGTCGTGACGTGGCTTATCCTTCCATGCCCCGCGCCCGGTGTCGAACTCGTACCGGTAATTGTCCAAATGACGGATACCAATCTCACATTCTGTCTTATCGAAGCGTAACCTACTGAAGTTAGTACGTAATTTCTGTATCGACGTACCTTTGTCATTTACCTTCGGAACTACCTTGAACTTCACTCCGAGCTTGGCAATCTCATCCCAGAGGGTGTCACCTGTGAATCCACCTCGATTCTTGAGATCGTGTGGCCCGATCCAGTCCCGCAGAGTCCAGCCGCGCTCCTGTGCTATCTGCCTGACACGTGGTACCCAGACTTCCATGCCGTCATTGTCAGACTCGATATATTTTATGCAGTTCGCATAGGTGCCCATGTTCTGGACAAACCAGACTGCTGTCTCATCGTTGATACCGATATCCCAGTATGTGTCGACAGGTCTGCCGGCAACTGGCGCAATATCAGCGATACGCATATCTTCCCGCGCCTGTGACATCTGCATCTCTAGTATCAGACCTTCACCGGATGCTTGGAACGCTTCCTCAGGAGTAGATGGGTTCTCCTTCTTCATCATCTGTTGCAGCACACCTTCTTGAGAAGCGTACCACGCCTGCTGGTTTGGATCCGTCTTTATGCCATGCTTGACTCGAAGCTCATCGAAATACTGGGTCAGCCTCTTGCTGATTTGCACCAGCTCAGTGTCAGCATCAGACAATCTATTACCTTCCTTCTGGTGCCACCCGTAGAAGTGGAACTTGAAGTCAGTCTCTGCAAGGTGCCGCTTCTCCTTCTTCATGTTGTGGCTTGTCTGGCATAGGTCGAAGAACAAGCCCTCAGAACCTTCTGCTGTTGACTCGATGAACACCATACCACCTTCATGCACACCGGGTAATGATCCTGACAGTATCTCCTTTGCCGCCTCAGGTCGGTTTGCCGCGGTATATCCAAACTCCGATATGTGCAGGAGCTGCGATGTACCAGATCGTCCAGATGTGGCTACCTCGATAGATGAGCCATTGCTGAACTTCATGTTCGTCTTGTTGGCTTCAACCAGCTTGTACCTATCCTTGATCTCAGGGTGCAGGTTCAAGTAAGGGTGCATCGATTTGGTCTCGAGGATGTTTGCAGCGTCATCCTTCTTGTGCGCCACTACTACAGCTCGAAAGTTCTTGATGAACAGTGCTGAGTCCAGTGCCAGCAATTCAATCAGCGTGGTACCACCGATCTGCCGACTCTTGAGCAGGATGTTCCTGTACCACATGTTATCGTAGAAGTGCTTCTGCAACGGACGCATCTGGAACTTAACGTTCTGCCCCTGCTCGTTCAGGACATAGTACAAG